TCCTGATCTCGCATACAAAGAAAAATATAATCAGTTAAGTTATTTGCTTTCATCTTTTTCTTGGTAAAGGTTTATAAGTTTTTCATATGCTTCAATATCAGATTTTTTTGTGGCCTTATTTTTAGCTGCCATTATTTCTTCTTTGTTTGCAAGAAAAATTCCCTTGCTTTGATCTGCATTAGGGTTACCCATATAATCTCTACATACTTTCAAGAATTGTATTTCATCTACGCTATACTCTATTACTGAACCTTGAACGCTTTTTAGGGTATAGCCTTTGTTTGTAGATGATTCTTTTTCAAAAGCCTTTCTTGCCTTTTCTCCATCATCATCTTCTTTTGCACTTGCTACTCCACACGCTTGCATTAGGGAATATCTCTTTCCATAAGAAACTGCACTTCCATAGGCTTGTGGATCACTCTTTAATGCAGGAACAGGTAATTTACCGCCTGATAACTGAGTTCCGTAACCTATAAATAATGTTTCAACACAAACACCGTTATCAGTTTCGTGCACTATCTGTTGTATCAATATATTTTCATTATTAAAAAAAGGTCTAAGATATTCCCAACAGGTTTCAAGATTTGCAAATTTACTATTAAAGTATGGATTATCTGCATTTTGTTTTACTGTGCCAATTTTAGTTTGCACTCTAAGCAAAGCGTCAGTAAGTTGTCTTAATTCATTGCTGAAATTTATATTTTTCATTTTAACTCCATATAGTTTTAGCAAACTTTATTTCGTCCTCATTCCACTTCCAATCGTCAAAGTTTGGATAAAATAAAGATGCTATTTCGTATTTATCATTTGAATAGGCAAGGAGCTTCATTATTGATAATGCTACTCTCTCAACCACCTTTATATGCTCATCTATATTAGTAACAGGCTTTGATACCACTTCTTGCTTAGTCGTAGTTACATAAACATAGTCTAATATTGATAAACAACCTTCCGCCTTTGCATAAATAGACATCTGTCTTGCATGATTGGAAGATACATCATTAGGATATCTAGCAGTTGTTTTGATATCTCTAATAGTGTCCTTGTATTGAAGATCTATATATCCACGAATTGGAATTGGCAGATCTTCTAAATATAAATTTATTTCTTTTTGGTAATCTGTTGGCTGTCCTAGCTTATGATAAAAATTTAAGGCTGTACTTGTAAATTTAGTTAATGATTTAAGTTCTTTTATGTATTTATCTAAATCTATTGTTTGTTCTGGATAATACTTTTTTTGTGCTTCATAAAGGTTTTTAAATTCGTCTTTTGCAAAGCTAATAGCTGTATCTAAGTTGTCTGCTTTTTTGTCTGAATAACCGAAGTAAGCTCCTACTGCATGATCAATAGAAGTGCCTCGCCACATTGCGGGACCACCTCCATTTCTAAAATTAAAAAGATATCTCATAATCCACATACAAGGATCATCTATGTAAGTATTTATTGATGAGGCAGATAAGTGGTCTATGCCATAAGCCTCAAAAGAATTATTATTATTCATTTTACTGTTTCATTTTAATCCGATATGGGTTACATTATATACTCTATTTATCCCAAAAGGGAATTTTTTTATGCAATTGAAAGAATATTTACAGAAGAAAAAATATACACAGAAAGCGTTTATCAATTTAGTAAAAGAGGAGACAGGGCATTCTATTCCTCAAGGCACTTTAGCAAAGTATATTCTAGGAGTCAGAATACCAAGAAAAAAAGAAATGGTAATAATTCATTCTGTTACTAAAGGTAAAGTTTCTCCTAACGATTTTTATTTATGAGTATTGAAGTCTTAGAAAAAAATTTGTCTGATCTTAAGGAGAATCCAGATAACCCTAGAGATCATTCATCAAAACAAGTAGATCAAATTGCTTCGTCTATAAAAGAGTTTGGTTTTGTAAATCCTATCTTAATTGACGAGGAAGATTCTATTATCGCAGGACACGGTAGGTTCAAGGCGGCAAAAAAAATTAAACTTAAAAAAGTACCTACGATTTGCTTAAAAGGTCTTTCTGAAAATCAAAAGAAGGCTCTAATTATTGCTGACAATAAGATTGCTATAAATTCCTCTTGGAATGAAGATTTATTGTGGAATCAAATAAAGCAGCTTACAGATATTGATTTTGATATTTCTATTATAGGTTTTGATAAAGAACAGATAATTCCTTTTATAGCAGATGATAATTTAGTAGATGATATTCTTGAAGAATGGAATGATATGCCTGAGTTTGATCAATCTGACTTAACTGCAAAGAGAAGTATTATTGTTCATTTTGCAAAAGAGGAAGATGTAGAAAAATTCTTTAAGTTAGTAAATCAATCTTACACTGATAAAACTAAATATATGTGGTTTCCTGAACAAGCTGATATGGACACAGAGTCAAAAAGATATGGCTGACCCACAGTTTCCCTTATTCATAGTTTCTAAAGGCAGAGCAGATACAAGACATACATCTAAATATTTAGATTATATGGGTGTAGCTTATCGCTTAGTTGTAGAGCCACAAGAATATGATGCTTATGTAAAGGCTGTAGGCGATAAAAGAAAAGTATTAGTTATGGATCTATCCTACAAAGAAAAATACGAAACCTGCGACGATTTAGGAACTGATAAGAGTACTGGTCCTGGTCCAGCAAGAAATTTTGTTTGGGATTTCTCCATATCAGAAGGTTTTTCTCATCATTGGGTTATGGACGATAACATTAGATCCTTTAGAAGATTTAATAAAAATGAGAAAGTAAAAGTTTCTAATGGCACTATTTTTAAAGCTATGGAAGATTTTATGCTTCGTTATGAAAATGTAGGAATGGGTGGCCCAAATTATTATATGTTTCAACCTGCTAGACAAAAGAGTCCGCCTTTTATTCTTAATACAAGGATTTATTCTTGTAACTTTATTCGCAATGATATTCCTTTTAGATGGCGAGGAAGATATAACGAGGACACAATTCTATCTCTTGATATGCTTAAAGAAGGTTGGTGTACTGTGCAATTTAATGCCTTTTTACAAGAGAAGATAACAACTCAGCATGTAAGAGGCGGAAACTCAGCAGAGTTTTACGACAAAGAAGGCACTATTGCTAAATCTAAAATGCAGGTCAAAGTCCACCCTGATGTATCAAGAATAGTAAAAAGATTTAATAGAATTCATCATCATGTAGATTATTCGCCTTTTAAGGTAAATAAACTTATCAGAAAAAAGGATTACAATTTTGACAATAAAAAAAATAATTACGATATGTCTCTGATAACTAATCAGCAAAGCTAATATCGTCCCAATCTCCTACTGCTAATTTTTTATATGGTTTAAAGATCTTTTCTTTCATATCGTACCTGAACTTAGCCTCTCCGATCTTTCCATATAAATCTTGTTCTCTTATCTTTCTCGTTATGACATTAGTTGTATTATTATCAAAATCTCTATGGACTGTAAGCACACAATCAGCTTGATTATGCCAATGAGCAGCTCCACTTATATCATATGCGCTAGGAGCTAAATACGAGCCGTCTGAGGCTTTTGGTAGCTTGGTTGGGTGTGCTACTACCCAACACACAATTTCGTACACTCTAGCGAACCTTTTGCACAAAGAAATAAAATCTCTAATGTGTTCATCTTCTCTAGTGTTACCTGACCTTTTTGCATCAACTTCATTATATGGATCTATAACTATTCCATTTACTGAATGTTTATAAATACTGCTTTTAGCTACATCTAAAATATTATCTATAGTTGGGGTGCTTTCTCTCGTTTCTATGAAGTAGAAATGTTTATTTACAAAATCTATAGCTTTATTTAATTCTTCTTTTGACATTCTGTTTTCATAGCCTTCGTCAAAGTTTTTTTGCACATACATCTGAACTAGCCTTCTGATATGCATGCTTGTTGAATGTTCTGGACTAAATATTGCAAAAGACCAATCTCTATTCTTGGCTAGATATAAAAGAATTTGATCTAGGAAAATTGATTTGCCATGATTTGGAATACCAGTAATGCAAGTAAATGTTCCTGTCATAACTTTGTAGATATCGTCTAATCCCTCAAGTCCAATCTCTACAGGTTTTACATAATTGCCTTCGTATAAGTCATGGATCTGTGAATAATAGTCGTTAACTCTATACAAGCCTTCTACAGGATAAGGCTCTGCATTATCTATTATTTCTTTAAGTTTATATGGTCCTAGTTTTGTAAGAACCTCGTTTGCATCTTTACAACCATCAGGGATATTAACAAACCAACATATATCTTTGCCTAGTCTGTGCAGTAATTCTTGATGTAATGCTTCTCCTGCTTGATCTTTATCTGTGAATAAAATTACTTTTTTTGCATTAAGAGGACAATTACTTAAGGCATTAAATCGTGAATCTTTTTTATCAAACTTAGCTTCTTTACCTGCTCCATTAGGTAATGAGGTTGCTTCAAATCCAACCTCTGCACAAGATAAAACATCTATCTCGCCCTCTACAAAGACTATTGTTTCTTTATTATGTATAGAGTCGTAATTATAGAGAATAGGCTTCGCCCCTGCGGATTGACGAAAGCTCTTAGATTCAGATCTGTATTTAATATTTTGAAGCATACTATTTTCATCAAAATACTGAAATCCATACCAACCATCTTCTTCAAAGATCTTAAATTTATCCACAGTAGTTTTAGACAAACCCCTGTTCTCAAAATACTTATACATTTTTTCATTCTTGTTTAGTATTGGTTTTTTTGGTTGGATATATTTTCTCATGGGTTTATTAAAATGCACTACTTTATTTTCGTAATAACTACCTTTCCAATCGCAATGATGACAAAACCAAACACAACCTGACTCGTTAATTGTTAGGCTTAGTGGATTATCTTTCATAGAGTGTGGTGGTTGGCATTTAGGACATTTAAGTTTTTGAGTTCCGAAATCATGTCGTTTTAATTTGATTCCATGATCTTCTGGTTTCATGTTAGTTTTTTCTTCCATATTTTTTATCCTGCTAAATTATTAAGTTTTGTTTTTTTAGGTTTTAAAGCATAACCATTTTCATCTACTTCAAACCAATCCATATATCTTTCTTGATAAAGCCATGTACTTGGGTGGGGTACAAACTTTAAGTCAGTTGTAAGATTGTCTTCTGCAAAAGACTTAGCTCCATGAATAATCTTTGAGTAGTGTTTTTCGTCTATCTTAGTGAAAACTTTAAAGGCTGCTTTTTTAGCTACTTTTCTTGGATAAATTTTCCAAAACTTTTCAAAGTATTGTTCTGTTACTGAACTAGAGTATAAAGTTTTAGTATTAGTTTTAGTATTATGGGGTTGTACAACCTCTACCCTAGTGGTTTCTGTACCCCTACCTAACAAAAGATGATATCTATTTGAAGTATAGCTTCCATCTTCTTTTAATCTTTTTTCTATTTTTAGAAAACCTAAAGATTCAAATTCTTTAATAGTTTTAATAATACCCTTCGTATCTTTAAGGCCAATCATCTTTGCAATATGTTTATATGATGGATAACAAGATCCATTCTCGTCACAATAATTAGCTAGAATAATTAAAATTAATTTTTTTGTAGGTGTTAAACCATCAACCTTTAAGGCATGGTTAAGGTATTCAATTGACATATTTACTCCTGTTTGAAAAAAAGTATAAATTGAATTAAAAAAACTAAAAAGAGATACTTACTTTTCCATTTGCTTTTACAACTGCCAATCTCATGCCATGAGATCCAACTAAATAAAAATTTCCTTTTTCGTCTTTAAAACTTTTTTCTTCATCAGGGAAATCGCTGCCACCGATTCCCTGTCCGTACTGATCGTAGAGAAATCCTGAATATTTCCCTACAGCTATTTGAAAATTAAGACTCACTTATTCGCCTGCTTCTTTCATGCCTTTGTAAAAGTTTCCTATTACTTCATCACGAACTTCTTGATTATCTTTGCAAGCACTATAAAAATCGTCTTTAGAAATACCGTACATTTCACTTAGCTTGTTAATATAAAAATCAAAACCTACTGTATGCCAAGCTATCACTAATGCCTTTTCACTTACTGGCGCTTCAAAAAAATGTTTACTCATTATTTTCTCCTGTTTCTAAATATTCTTTGTAAGGTGTACAAATTGCTTCTATTGCTTCATTTAAAGCAGAAAGTTTTGCATCGTACATTTTCTCAACAATACCCAATTCAATTTCTTTGGTTATAGAAGAACCAGAATAAATATGTTGTTCTAATTTGAAAAAAGCTGAACGAAGTTTGCGTCTTTGCTTTGATCTTTCCTCTGCTGTAAAAAGTGTATATGTTTGCATTATTTACTCTCCTTATAAAATTTATTGTCTTTGATAGTTTCTGAGGTTTGAGGCATGTAATCGTAAATTTCTGTACCGCCTCTGTAGCCTACAAAGCCGATATACATATCCTCTGTGTCTTTGATAATCCAACCACCCCTACGAGAAGAAGAAAATTCTTCTGAAGGAATCTTAGAATAGTTAGAACCTGCCTTTGCTAAAAAGATATCTTTAGCTTCGGTAAAAGTATATTTTTTCATATGTTTCTCCATGTTTATAGAAACATTATAGAACATATAAACCCAAAAAGGAATAATTATTTTTACAATTTATGGATTTATTTATTCCAATTTGGGATAGACTAATATATAGTGGTTAAATATTAATTTAATTTGGAGAAAAAAATGACTAAAAAAACCAAACCATTTCAAAAAGGCGATTTAGTTCTTTACTTTGATCCTTTTGATAATTACAAAAAATATCCTGCAGTTATCAAAAAGATGAAAAGGACAAGGGCAGAAATCAAAGTACAAGTTAAGATGTTGACTTGGGAGACTTGGGATGTGCCCTGTGAAGATCTCAAACATACAAATTCTTTTAAAGTATCAAAGGGAGTGGAGGCCATAGACAAACTTTGGTTGGTCCCGCCTGCGATTATTTGGAAGAAAGACGAACAAAGGAGAAAAATATGAAATTAATAACTAAAGAGATAAAAGCAAAACTTTTAGCTAATCAGGGAAAGGATAATTGTTATCCTGTTTTAAAATTATTTAATCCTGTAGGGTCAGGCACTTGGCTTATTACTGAAATGCATGACGATGAAGATACACTTTGGGGATTATGCGATTTAGGTTTTGGCTTTCCTGAATTAGGCACAGTAAGTCTAAAAGAGTTAGAGTCTGTTCAACTGCAATTCGGTTTAGGTATTGAAAGAGATCTTTATTGGGAACCAGAACACAGAATAGATACTTACTACGAGCTTTGGAACAAACAGGGGGGATCAGTACAATGAAATATTGGTCAGCTATTATTGGAAAATTAGACGCTAAGTATAATATTACTTATGAAACACCCATAAAGGATCTGCCTGAAATAATGTCAGAAGAAGATTGGAAACTTTACAGTATGGCCCTAAAATACCCTAACGGAAGAATAGAGGGGGTGTAATGGAAACTTTACTGGCATTTACAAGAGAACTTCATAACAGCGTTGATAAAGAAACTTTAGATAGGTTAGTAAATGCCTATTTAGATCTTTACGAAATGCTTAAAGACTATGAAGGAAAAGAAAACATTCATTCATTAATTATGGATCTTTTACATGAAGAGATCCAGATTAGAAGAGATGAAGACTTACAGGGGAGATTAGGAGTATGACTCAATACAGAGATTTAGTTCAACGAAGAAAAGAAGAGATCCAAAAAGAAAAAGATGGCAGAGAGATCTACCAATTACTTTGGGATAAAAATGGCTCTCACACTTACTACATGAATGGAAAAATTGTTACAGAAAAAGATGGAAGAACTACAGTAAGTTATCAGAAATCAAGACTTGATTTTAACTAGGATAAGTTTCTCCAAAAGTGTATAATTGCACTGAAAAATAATAAAATTTTTTTCATATTTATCCTAGTTTTGAGGGCGGTAGCAATACCGCCCTTTTTTTATTTTGGTTCGCTTTGATATTTGATGTTAAGACCTGCTAATGTGCAAAGTCTGTTTTTTTCATCTAACCCTTTTTGTGTAATCTTAAAAAGACCTTTCTCTTCTTCTACAAACTTATCTTTTATAACATCTTTTAAATCATCTTCAGTTAGCTCTTCTGCAAACATTACTGAAAGTAATGCTCCTAATCGTCTATTCTGTGTTTTAGAGAGAGCCACTAAACATGAAACCACTCCTTGCCTTCAAATAACAGAGCTTCTGCCTCTCGCCTTCTTACCAATCCTTGCAGAACTTCTCCACCTGCTTTATTCCATCTTTTCATTTCAGATGGAACATCTTCGTACCTTGCTTGGTTTAATACAGTTAGCATCGTAGAATTTTTTAGGTTAGTTGGTCCTAAGTTATAAGTCCATGCAACCAAAGCATCAAATTGACACTGCGATAGTCCAACTGTAACTAGCCTTTCTACATATTCTTCATATTCTTCTAATTCAGTATCAAGCATAGCCTCTGCCTCTTCCTGCGTAATTTTTAAGCCTTTAGCAACACCTTTTGTGTGACCATAACCAATAGTCCAGACTCCAACACTATCTTGATAGGATTCTAACTCACAACCTTCAAATTTTTTTATAAGGGCAATACCCTCTTTAGATATTTTCATATTACTCCCCCCATGTTCCGTCCTCTCGGACTTTTGCTTTTTTTGTTCCACCCCAGTATTCAACTGCGTGTCCTTCTTTTTTGAGAAGTTCGCATATATCTTGTCCCTCTTCTGTGTGAGGGATTCCCAAAATCCGTCCATATTTTCCGCTCCCTAATGATAATAATTGTAATTTTTCTCCGCAAAGCTCAATCAATCTATCTTTTGCTTTTAGACCAAGAGCCTTTTCTGCGAGATTCCTTGTTCTACTTTCTGGTGTGTCTATACCTGCTAATCTGACTCTTTGCTTTGATAATACAACTTCAAAACCTAGATCAATATCAACATCAATGGTATCGCCATCAATAACTTTTACTAGATGACAATTGTAATAGTATGGTTTATTGCTCATTCTTTTCTCCGCTTGTTACCATTCTGTAATACACAACAACCTCTTTTAATTCTTTTATGTACCTTTTTAGTTCTTGCATATTGTAAGCCATCAGCTCGTAATCTGGTATAGACATTGCCACAAATACAACTCTGCCTTCTTCACGCTTTACTGTTTCTATAAAGTTATCTAAGTTTTTCTCTGAAACGACATACCAAAAGGGATCTTTCAAATCTATACCTCTTGGCAAGATAGGTTGTGCGATTTGCCTTTCTATAGGCTTAGAAATCACATCAACTTGTTTAGGTATCAGACTGCAACTGTAAGCCATCGTCAAGACTGTCAATGTTACGACTATCTTGTTCAATGCTGTTAAATACTTCTTTTGTGGCATCGTTTACTCGGTTTTGAATTAATCCTGGTTTAGCTGCTGCTAATTTACTTAGATTATGTCTTTTGAAGATATCAAGGTATCTATTCATTTCAGCTTCTATTTCTTGGTTTTTAGCTTGTAGATTTAGCAAACCTTCTGTCTGCATCTGAAAGTCAGATTGTAAATTTTCTATTGTTGCTTTTTGTTCTTGATCTCTTAAGCTAAACGCTTGATTTAAAGAGTTTAGTTTTTGATTTTGTAAGTAAAGAAAACCAGTAATTGCTAAAAGAATTACAATAATGCCAAGAAATATCTTGCTCATGGCTTCTCATTCTATCCGCTACCCTGTCTTATGACAATGGTTGAAGAACTTCCTCCATTTACTCTTACCTGATTTTGCACACCATCTTGGTCAAGAATTACTGTGTAAGAGTTATTACCATCAATAGTTATATTGGCATTTGAGCTTACTTCTCTTTTCATACTGATAGATTGTCCTGATACAACTGTAGTGATTTGAGTATTGCTGTCCTGTCCTACTGCTGTTCCTTTTATGTCTATGGCTGTAGCAACACGCTTTATTTCATCATCTTCTTCTAAAGCATCAAGCTCGTTAATAATATCTAATAAATCCTCTAAAAAATTTACATTTAAGGCATCATAGTCTAATTCAGTAAATTCTAAATCTTCTGATTCAAGCTCATCTTCTGCTAGTGCATCATATTCAAGTTCGTCAAAATCAAATATGTCGCTTTGTCGTGAGTCAATAGTTTCCTCTTCGCTTTCTTTTCTTTTCGGTGGGGAAACAATTAACATATTGTCAATAAAGTCTAAAGTTAAATCTAAAATAACAGGGTCTGTAGGTGGACTTTCAAATGTTGTTGTTGTGGTTGCTTGATATGGTTTATTTAAAATAACTTCCCCTAAAGCTGTTGTGACAACTATTTCCCCAGAGGGAGATCCATCTGGATTAGGCAGAAGAATAAATAAACTTTCTCCTGTATCTGCTTCTACAGTTACAGTAAAGTCTGTTCCTCTTATACCAACAGTTGCACTATTAGTTCTTAAAACCATATTTTTTTTTGGTACGGAACCTAATAAACCTGTTGTAAATCTAGCTGTGCCTTTTACAAAATTAAGAGCAAGTTTTGAATTATCTGGATTTGGATCAAATACAAACTCATCAATAATTACTTCTGAATGTTCTGTTATTTTAATTGTTGTATCATCTACAAACCTAATTCCTATACGACCTGATTCTGTTTGTGCTTTATCGTAGGATTGTATGCCAAAATCAGTTATGACATCGTAAGCCTTATCTCTCTCTATTTGTGCAAAACCAGAAACTTCTTCTACAGATCCAATATCAGCAACTTGTGCTTGTACCTTGATCGTTTTGAATGATACAGAAAGTACCATTATCGCCATTAGAAAAAACTCTAAGCCAGTCGTTATCCAATGTGCTTGCCTGTGTAACATTTATTGTTCTTGAATCACCTTCATGGTCTAAATAAAAATAACCGCCTTGATAGCCATCGCCATTATAATTAATAGTGTTTGAATCTCCATCAATGTCCATGTAGTTTGTAGCTAGATCAACATCTATATCAACATCAATCGTATTACTATTACCCTGAATAATCCAATCAAGATCTAAGGTTGTTGCCATAGCTGTAGTTGCTTGATCTAAAGACATATCGTTTAAGTTTCCTGTAACATCAATGTTTAAATTTGAAGTATCAGCGCCATAGGTATTTGTAGGATCTACTTGAATATCAAATTGGTTGCTATCCCCATCAAACTCAAAGAACCCTGTAAACGAGTCTGATGTTATGTCTCCTTTAAATAAATTGCTATCTCCAATTTGGTTAATGTCTATGGTCATAGTATTACCATCTAAATCTAATGGCGTCATGGATCCAGCTGTTGCACTCTGGCCTCCAATAAGGTTTCCAGATCCTAATTGCTCAACATCTAAATTAAGGGTTGCTCCTACTTGATCAATAGAAACTTCGTTATCAGCCCCTAAGACTACTACAGTCATTATCAATACACTTAGGTATCTCAATATCATCGTACCTCCAAAGGTTTTGCTTTATACCCTTCTCTATGATTTTGAGAACCGCAAATTCAATAGCGGATTGCAATGCAATAGTTACAGATTCATTTTCCACATTTCCATTCTCTATTTCAACTAATTCTGTATCGTCTTTGACAAATCTAAATATATCTCCTGACTGTCCATGGCTCAAAATTGTTTTTGTTGTTGTTACTTCTAATAATATGCGTCCAGAAAGCACAGAAACGAGTCGTAAGCTCAATGTCACTGTATCTTGTCTATATTGCCTACTTATTCCAATTCCGAGCAATCTAGCTCCATTACCGCCCGATCTGACATTTGATTCATAGCCTACGATAGCTCCTTCAAAGAGCATTCCTGCAAATAAAAGTGGTTTTAGTTTTTGTTCATCTTTGAAATCTTGTCTGGAACTTCTAATTATCTGTCTTTCTTTTGTAAGGTTGTCTAATCCAACTCTTTCTACGACTGTAAAGAATCTACCCCTAGCAGCGTCTTTTAAGGCTTTAATTAGTAGATTGGCAGGAGCTTGAGTTACCGCAGTAGAAAATGAAGCATAGGTACTGTTAGATCTTCTTTGCCCTGTCATATCAAGAAAGGCATTTGGATAAACCGCTACCACTAATTTTTCTTTAGGTGGCGACAAGTATTCAAGCTCGTAATTTATAACATCATGTAAATGCGGATATTTTGATATACGATAGTTATCTAATTTATTTTTTGGTAATGCTCCGCAGCTAGAAAGTAAAACTATTGATAGGGAAAGTAATGACAGTAACATGACCTTCCTCATCTGTGATAGTAAGCGTAATCGTTTCATCGTCTGACTCATATTCAATGGTATTACCTTCTAACTCAATAGAACCCTCTTTTGAGGCAGTTTCTCCGAAAAGATTTTCTACAAGTTGCCTTGATAGTTGTGCATACACTCTGCTTTCTAGGTTACGAATGAACCTAGATAATGTGGTGTTGTTTTCTTCCCTTTCTAATTCTTCCGCTAACGCTTTGATTTCTTCTAATAATGTTTTCTTCCTAGTGTGTTCTTGGTTTTCAATGGTCAGATAATGTTGTGATGTATTGAATCCAGAGAAACTAGGCGACTTAAATTTAAAAACCATTTCGTCTGTAAAGACAAAGTTTGAAAACAACAACAAACATATGACAAGTAAGACAAAAAATATAATTGTTCTTAGCTGTCTTTTTTTATATTCCCACCAATCTCTCATTAGTCTTTCCTCTGATCGTCTCTATCTGCTTTAGCTATTTTATCCTTTTGTACCAATTGTGGTACTCCTAACATGGTTTTTAATAAAGTATCTTGCCTGATTATCTCATTATCTACACTTCTGACTCTGTCAATCAAGGCAACTAATATACCTTGTTGTGCATCTAATTTAGTTTGTAATCTATCTTCCATAGCTTTTAGTTGCTCGTTTACCTTATCATCAACTACATCTATTTTTGACTCCATGCCATCTATAATTCTATTAATAAGTTTCCAAACAAATATTCCAAGACCAAGAGCAGCAGCAACAGGGAAACCCAGTTCTGTTATCAATCTTACTATATCGTCCATTAGGTTGGTTTAGTCGGAAAGGTAATATCTTCCCATGATGTTGCATCAGGAAAGTCTGTAGGAATATCTCTTATCTTTTGTCTATAAGTAGCCCACTCTGCCTTTTTTGTATCACTCAATGGCGAGTCAGGTAATTGTGTCCAATCAGACGCTTGTAACTTTAGCAGTCTTTTATTTTTAAGTGCATCTTGAAAACTAATCATGCTGCTAATCCTATAACTTGTACCAATGCAAAAGCTAATCCTCTTTGTCCTGCACTATTAGTATCTGTATCTTCCATTTGACAGAAGATCGCTACATTATAAGTAGTACTTGGTTTAGCTGTAAAAGAAGATGCAATGTAAATAGAGGATTGTGCTGCTCTACCTGTAGAAAACAAGAAGGTAGAAACAACATAATCACTTGCAGTATTAGAAGTCATGCTTGAATTATTTTCTCGCATAGCCACTGCTGTAGCAATTTCCTCGTCCCCACTATAACTGCCTACAGGTGTTGCACTAAATATAAGTAAATGTGTTCTATTGCCAGAGAAAGCTCCTGTTGTGAAACTTGATGTTTTTTTAGCACTACCGCCCAATAGTCCACTGCTAGAGGAATTATGATAAGGGGCAGCTCCTAACCAAGTGTTCTCTGCTAACGAAGATACATTTGATACAGATATGATACTTGACGACATATCAAAGAACCCTGTTCCAATAGAATTAGACAAAGCATGACTTCCTACATTTATGTTAGAGCCTAATGCTCCATCTCCAACCTCGCCATCTTTTATTGCATCTGCTCTAACAGAATCAGTGTTTAATTGTGGATGGTCAACTGCGTCATCTTTAATCTGATCTGTATCTACAGAGTTATTAGCTAATTGATCTTCCTCTACTGCATTATCTGCTAATTGACCTGTATCTACCTTTGCAAAACTAGCGTTACCTGCAGAAACAAAACCAGACGAATGCGTGCCGCCATGATTGATTGCTCTTACCCAAAAATAATAAGTTGTCCCTGCCACTAATCCATCTTGTATTCCAAATTCTGCCTTACTGATAGCACTTGGTTCTCCATAAACTGTTTGGACAAGACCTTGAGAATCATTTGTTGGAGCAGTGCTTGATGTTCTTCTATAAACTTTGACTGCTCTTAAATCTGTATCACTAGGATTAGTCCATGATACTGTAAGACCGAGTGCATTCCCTGATGAAACAGATGCACTTGTAGGACTGTTTGGAGCAGTAGTGGGATAATTAATTGTTGTGTCACTAAAAGTAGCAACATCTGAATAAACATTGTCATAGGTAAAATGCCTAACTCTAACATTATAAGTTTGACCAACAGTCACATTTGGAATGACTGCTATTGTCTGACCCTTGCCTGATATTTGAGATGTGTATGTAGAGTCAGAATTTAGTTTGTATTGAACCTCAGTTCCTTGTATGGCTTCATTGGCAGCGTTAGTCCAGACAACTTTTAAATTTACTTTTGGTGTTGCTCCATCAATAGTAGCTGTTTGATTTATAGACCCTGCTGTTGGAGCTGTCACAGTCAAAGCCCCTGATGTCAAATCACTTCCCTCAGCTTGTATAGTTGAATATTCATTGGTGGCAAAGTCATAAACGCTTGTACTGATTTCTTTCAAATCTAGCTGACAAGCAATAAAAGGGTTGTCATCGCCTTCTAAAACCATGTTAACTGCCATTACTTCAAATAACTTATTGCTGAAAGATAATCTTTCGTTAGTGATTTGGACATAATCTGCAGGTTGTAATTGTAAAAATTTTAGTGTCGTTGTTACCCTAATGGTTGTTGTTTCTCTTTGATGTAATAAGGCAATTTTCCCAAGTCTTTGTGCCATTGTGTTTGATGTAGTGAAAGGTAATCTGACTTCCATAGTTTTTACAAAATTGGCTGAAGTTTCACCACTTGGAGTATCGGCAGATAAGAAAGTTGAGTTCTGTAATATCGGTGTATCTGTAGGGATAAATTTTTGGTTTTCGTCAGAAAACATTGTTTTAACAGTGTTGTAGAGATCTCCTTGTATGCTTTTCGTGGTAACTGCAATTGGAGAAAGGCAATCATCATCTGTTATGGTTAAACTTGCTGTCTGATTTGCTCCTGCAAACGCATTAAACTTCCCATTGGAGTAAGTCATAGTTCCTGCCATAGAACTTGTTATACCTGCGATTATATCTTCTCTAGTTGCAGCAAAATTTGTGAATCCATTACAGGTATATCTTTGCTCTGTCGTACTTCCATCTGCAAGGGTTACAGTTTGCTCACAAGTATTAGCTGCAGCAGCAAAACCTCCTGCATTTGTGGTGTCGTTTATTTCACCTGAAGTAACACCAACACCATAACTTGTATCAGTAAGAATATCTCTTAAAACTAATGCAGGGTTATTTCCTATGACTTTATTTGTACTATCTGTAAAAGCTGTTTCTGAAGTTCTTGGATCAAAAAGTTTTTTACCTCTCACCTCAAAACTTATATTAGGAACATTAGGTAGTTTTTCTGAATCGTAAACCATTTGCATATAAACATAAGCACAGTTTTTAAAGATATGTGTGTTAGGCACTGAGGTCGTATTTAGTTGTGCCTGTGCAAAGCCATCAACTGCTGTTTGTGTTCCATCGTGAAAAGTAAATCTTATTAATGCCCCAGAACCTAAATTATTTGGGTTATCGGAATTTTCAAAGAAATTAGCTGTTACAGTGTGAACAGTTTCACTATTTATAGATGTTGATGAGGTTTCAGATCCTAAAGCTAAAGCCTTATCGTTAATAAATACTTTTTGTAGGCTATCTATAGGATGACCTGCTAATACAGTAAATATGTGTAAAACAGAGTTATCTGTTCCAGATGTTTCTATTTGAGTAAAAGTTCCACCTATCCTGCATTGACCATAAACAATCTGTCTTGGGGCAGTTGGATTTTTTGTACTAACTTTAGTCCCAAAGTTGTCGCCTAATCCAGATGGAAGTTTTTTGGCAGTCATCATTGATATGCCTGTAGAAACAAAAGCCATAGTAGCAGCAAAGGCTATAGCTGCCCCTGCTGATCCCTGTGTAAGACCAAATATTGCGGGAGCAGCTAAACCTCCTGTTCCGCCTGAGGCAACTATTATGCCTACTACTGCTGCTGCTAATATAGCTGATTTTGCTGCTTTAGCCATCTATTCTCCATACCTTCTTAGCTACATGATTATCTCGGTATGCGTAGCCATAATCTGTAATACAAACAATAAGATTGCCTGTGCAAACTCCCATCAATTCTTCAAAATTATTTTCACTATCTTCAAGTAAGACAATATCTCCTGCTGTAATAAATGCTTTATCTAAAGTAGAAAGACCTGCTTTTTTTAAATACTTACTTGCGACTTTATTCAAGGTTTTACCATTTTCCTTAATAAACATAAGAGCTTCTTTTTTATTAGACCAACTTTTTTTAAGAATCTGCTCTCCTGTCATGGCTTCTATTGCGTCAATGACTAAAATACAACAATCCCATTTACCCCATTTGAATACATGATCGTGTTTATTTTCTAAGAAGTTAAACAATAGCATTTCCCACTGTGGTAATTTTTTAATCACTTCATTACTCCACCAACACCATCGTCTATACCACCAGGTCCACCTGATGATCCTCCGCCCCCATCTAATGTTCCGCTTGTAGAGGTTGTTCTTCCCCACAGGACTTCTTGATCTGCTAATTTAAGAACTCTATTGAAAGCTGTATCAGTTGTTCCTCCTGCAACGAACTTCTGTGATTCTTTGTTGTATCGCAGCATAGATGCTTTTTCTAAGTCAATAAGACGATTCTCTGCATTAACTGTGACAGTAGAACCAGTAGTATCATCAGAAATGTTCATAGATGTCATTCTTCCTGTAAAAGCATTCATTACTCCTTTTACTTCGTTTGTACCGCCATCTAAAAAACCGAAATGCACGATTAGCTTTCTATTTTGAAAATTTTCACTTAAGGCATAACTTAAAACTGTTTCGTCCATTCCTGAAAGCGAAACAGTAATTCCATTTGTTTTCATCTCTTTGGTTTCTTCAAAGCCACTGACTGCCAACAAAGTACCTGCCCCTGTGTAAGTTTCGCTATCTATCGTTATGTCGTCTATACCAGACCAAACCAATATATTGCCTGAATCAAAGAATGCTTTAACTGCAATGAAAGGAAAAACATTCTCTTCTGATAAAGCACTGACTATTGAAGAATCAAGACCTTGTCTTGTAGCCATTTAGATTTTCTCCTGACAACTAAAGGAAATCCTATATATTGAGTTCCTATCAGCAGACCAACTTATTTGATTGTCAATTAACCTAAAAAGACCTTTGGGTGAACTAAATTTGACTAGG